GTCGCGAATAACCCACGTTGAATGTTGTAGAAGAACCTATCATTTGGCACTCCTTAATGCTTTAGTGAACGCTTCAGCAAAGTTTTTATCAAACCTAGCTTTACTATAGTTCTCAGCTATCTTGTAGAAGGGAAACATAGCCTGATAAGTTACGCTGTTTTTAAATGCTACCATCAGCTTTGCTGACCTATCCTTCTGTCTTTCCCATACACCATCAATACCCTTAATGTTGCCTATGAATTGTGATTGCTTTTTAATTAAACCACTCTTTCTTCCTGCAATATTACCAAACTTATTTAACTTAGCATTGGGAATATAAGGCACGCCAACTTTAGATGATTCGCCTGACCTAACACCACCATGTACTAGGTATTGCATAAACTTATTTGCCCATTCAGTAAAACCTAAAGTGCCAGTAAGATTTGTTTTTCTTGCAGCAATTCTATAGAAAGCCTTTGTGGTTCTAGCCATTGGTCTATCTAACTTCTTAATCATTTGTTTCTGCATCTCTCTATCTAATCCTCTCATGCGATTGCTTTTACCTATACCAAGAGTTTTATTAATAGCCATAGCTGTTGCAAATGGTACTTGCTTCTTCTGAACATTGGTTGTCCATTTAGTTACATCTTTTATATTATCTTTAACAGATAGCTTCATCTCTTTCTCCAGTATGATTGCGTCTCAAACTTTAATCCAAACTCTTTAGCTTTTCTTCTTACAGTAGATGGATGCACATCATAAGTCATAGCTATATCATGGCTAGACTTACCCTCTTTTATTTTCTTTTCTAATTTGTTTTTATCTATCTTCATAAGTTCTCGTAATGTTCTTTTAATTTATTAATATACCAAATACTCTTCTCTAAGTCCTGTATGTTGGCATCTTTGTATTTATGGCGATGCAAATATTTAATTGCATTACCCTCAAGATATGCAGGGAAGTTGCTCCCTAACTGTTGTTTAATGTAGTCAATACATTCAAGTCCACCTTTAGCATTGTTGTAATGTAGTGGATGGTTTACTGGGTCATTCATTTGTATCTCTTGTTAAAGTTATCTTTTGATAGTTTTAGCATACTTATAATTGCTTCTAAATTAAGCATTACTGTTTGCATTAATCTTGCTTCATAACAAATATTCTCTATATTTATATATAAAGGGTCATTATCTAATTCTTTTTTTATTTTAAGTTCAGGGTCAATGTGATTCCAAAGCTCGTTGATATCTTCTGTAGCTATATTTAACCAATCAAGCATTTCGTTATATTCTTGAACGCCAAGCAATTCTAGGTCTTCTTCTTTAACAATTTTATACAATTCTTTATTCATTTATTTCTCCTTATTATTTCATTCTTACATTTCTGTATGACTTTCTTCTTAGCACTAGATGATTCAATGTAATCATTAAGCTCCTGAAGTGTCATACACTTTAAGTAGTAGTGTTCTGTTGTTATCTTGCCAGTAGCTCTATCTCTTATCTTGGCACTTTGTTTTAGTTTAATTGGCATATCTGCTCCTCAGTTAGTGTATCTATTCTCATACAATAGTTCTTAAATATATCTATAGGTATCAGGTAAGCATCAATTATCTTTCCATCAATCATGTAGTTCTTACCTTCAGGTATATTATTTTCTAATATACATATCTTTAAATCATTTGACTTAATCCAATATAACTTAGTCTTTGTTAGATATGCCCAATAATCTGATGTACTTGCATTGATACCTGATTCAATCTTATTACAGTAAGTTTCTATAAAAGCATTACCAGTTCTATCAGTATGCTTATCTCTTTTAACTTCTACAGTCTTTTGTATCTCAGGAATCATAATGTCATATTCTATAAAATAACCTTCCATCTTGTACGCCATAGGATGTTTCCTGTTGATAATACTTAGCACAAACTTTTCTCCAGCTTCTCCATAAGGTAAATCTTCTTGATAAAACTTACTCATTTCTTTTTCTTATCCTTCTTCTTTTTAAATATCTTATCCCAATTATCATCTATCTTTTTCTTATCTTCAGGTCTACGCTTTGAACCTTTACCACCATGCCAGTTAGACATTTTTAAATTGAATTATTTTATTTTTTAATATTTTTTGTTCTTTTATTTTTGATAAACGCCATCCTTTGTAATCAAGTTTATCTTGTATTTCCTTTAATGCCTTTTTTCCTAAATTATCCATTTTTGCAATATCCCATTCTGTTTTTTGTATTAATTGACCAATTAGATATACATTGTGTACTTTTAAATACCTTGTAACATAATTAGTTAAACCTAACTCTTCAATTGGTCTTAATAAGAAACATTCAAAATCAATTTTGTTAAATTTATTTATAGCGTCTTGTTTTTCTTTTGTATAAATTAAACTTGTATGATTATTATTTTGTATATAAATATCTAATTTTTTTTCTTTAGTTACAATATGTTTGCGTAAATTAGGATTTTTTAAAAAACTATCAACCTCAGAAGCAATCCATCTTATAGGTGACCTTTTACTTTTTCCTAATTTAATAGGACAGGGAAACTCATTGTTAAAAACTTTTTTCATAATTGTTTGCCTACAACCAAAACCCATTTCTACCAAATCTTCAATTTTTAATAATTTTTGCATTTTTTCTCCTTTATAATATTTTTTTCTAGACATAATCAACTCTCTTAATATTTACTGACTTATCTAATTTACTTAGTAGTTCTTTAGCTCTCATAAAATCACTGGGGATGCATCTAAATAATTCTTCAATACTAAATATCATTATGTCCTTCTCATCTTTGTGTATTTTCTCCAATACAGGTTTATCAGAATCAGTATCACAAACCAGTGCTGTTTTGTTATCAAAATTAAAACACTTAGCATTAGGTTGTATTTGTATATAACCACTTTCTTCACATTTGATATTTAATTGCTCATAAGCTCTTATCATCATCTCAACCATTTGTAGTTTCTTTTTAACAGGGTCAGAGAATAAAGAATCTTTCAACATCTGTTCTGCTCTACAAAACTTAATCTCAAACTGAACACCAACCATCTTAAAGATTCGTTTTCTATTACCCCACTTAATACGAGTATCAACTTCATAAAGTCTTAATTCTTTTAATTTATCTTTTAAAGATTCATTTAAGTATGTTTTCATATCCTTCCTGATGATTTAGTAGGAAGTAAGGGAAGTATTACATACTTCCTTCCCTTCCTTCCGACCTAATTGTTCATATTTAGCTAAAACTTCCTTCAAAACTTCCTACCAAACTTCCTACCAACTTCCTTCTTAATCAAACTTTTCTTCAAAACTTGGCTGTTTATTCTTAAATTTGATATGTTGCCATCCAAACTTTTCATGCTTATATACCTGTCCTTTTTCTTTTAAAGCATCTAAATGTTTGCCAATATTATTAGCATTTATGTTATCGCCATCTTTATTCTTTACATAACCCTCTAAGTCGCTAGGAATCATAAATTGGTCTTGAGGATTCTGATTATCTTTAATATAAGCCACAGTTTCTAATGCAGTTAATGTTCTATCTTGCATCATAGGTAATTTATCTGATTTCTTAGTTTTAAAATCAATATTGGTCTCTTCTAAGAATCCTGATGTAAGATTTAATCCTTCACCTATAATCTCTACCTCTTTAAATACAAAAGACTTCTCAGACATGCCCTGACCATCTTTATTTAATGTCTGCTCAAAAGATACAAACATTTGCTCTTCTAGGTTATCGCCTACAGCTTTATCTTCTCTATCTACCTTAAATTCATAATCTAAAGAAGCACCCATAACACTTGAACCTCTACCTCTATCCGAATTGCCATGACCAGTATGATGAACCAAACATACACAACACTTATAATGTGATATAAGTCCATCTAATTTGTTAATAAAGCTACCAACATCTTCTGCACTGTTCTCATTACCAACAAAGTTTCTTTGAAAAGTATCAATAACTATCATGCCTATTTCACCTACTTGTTGCGTTAATGCTTCTATCTCTTCTTCTAACATCTTAAAATCATCAGGGTCATTAACCCTAACTGCTCTATCTGATAGGTATAAAGGTACTCCAGTCAAATCAAACATTCCTTGTTGCCAAGCTGCTAATCTTCTTTTAACACCCCTCTGACCCTCACCGCATACATACATAACTGGTTTACTAAAAGATTCATTACCATAAAACTTTTCACCTTTAGCAATAGCTGCTGCCATAGCAATAGCAATAAATGACTTACCGCTTTTGGGTTTACCAAAGATACACATCAATGATTCTTTCTCTACTACATCTTTTATTAACCAATCAGGATTATCTACCTGCTTCAATACTTCATCAGCTCTAGTAAAAGTAACCATGCCTTTAGGCTTCTTCTCTACACAACTATTAATGTAATCTTCTAAATCTTTTGATTCCTTAAAATCCCCACGAACAAAAGCATCATATAAATCATCCTTTTCTTTAAATCCTGCTGGTGGTTGAGCCACTTTAACCTTACACCCATTCTTTCTTAACATAGTGCCTATTTCATTAGCACATTTAATACCTGCTTCATCATTATCAGGAAATATCCAAACATCTCTACCAAATATAGGACTCCA